AAGGCCAAATCCAAGACATCGAGGACAGGTCGTGTCTTCTAGCGAATCTAGGAAGGCGTTAAATTCCTCAACATACTTTCGGGCAACCCCGCTCTCTACATCGCTCTTTATTAGCAGCCCCAGCTTTTTTGAATTCTCCCCAGAAAGTCCATCGCCATCGTTTGAGTGCCCGTATTTGACAGCATCGGCAATTTCTGGGTATTTGGTTTCCACGTACTCCCACAAAGGATGCCAAATCCAAGCGCTCCTGTTAAAGATTGACAGCTCTCTCTGCTCTGGGTTTTCGGCAATTAATGAAAAAGCCATTAGCTTCTCTCGAACTTCCCTGGCAACGATGCACTGCTGTAGCCATTGTTGTAAATCTTCAGATTCACATTGTCTCCACAGTCCCAGTAGTAGCTCTCTGGGATCTCCCTAAATTCAGAGTCATTTTCACAGTGATCCCAGCTAGCTGACTTGTGCTCGACTAGCTGTCGAATGTCAGCTTGGCCATACACAGTAGCGGCGTCTCGGAAACTTTCTAGGCTCTCTAAGTTTTTCATGTAGTCAATGTATGAGTAGTAAGTTTCTAGTATGGACGCAGTAAAAAACTTACCGTCAGTTGTTCGGGCACTACTAAAAACTCTATCATGAACTATGTCGGCAATTTCTGACACCCAAAGGTTGCCAGCCGTGGAACCGAAAAACCAACTACAAAACGTGTAAATTCCGTCGCCGTCAAACTCTTTGCAGCCAACAAAGCTTTTCGAGGGATCGAACCAAGAGTCTAGAGGGACAAGACACCTAGCATCGATGTCTGCATACACCCCGCCAAATTTAGCGATGCAGTGGAACCTCCAGTAGTCCCCCTTAAGAGCTCCCTTAGTTATTCCCCTGTACGCGTCCACCCGATCGGGGCCGTAGTGCTGATCTAAAAACTCTATGCAATCTTTTTCGCTCATGTACTGATATTCCCAGCCCGGATTTAGATCTATCCAGCTGCGCCTGATGACCTCTATGTACTCTGGAATGTCAGATTCTTCAAAGTTACACGTCTGCCAAATCTTTTTTGGGATAGCCATGCCACCGAGTATAGCACCCCCCTTAATTTAAAAATTACCCCCTCCCCCCTTTTAAAAACGCCCCTATTACCGGCTACCCAATTTTTAGAAAAAATGTCCAAGGGTACTAAAACTTAAATTAATGTTCAAAAAAGGGCGTTTCTCTCCCTAGTACCATAAAACAGCACGTAAAATAGAACCTATGTCTCGAAGAACAGCACGTGGACAGCAGCTCCCCCCTCACGAGGTGGAGTTCCTAAACACGCTCAAGGGAGAGCAGCGCATAGAGCGCGTAGCGGCGTTATTTAACGCAGGGTGGTCCCTCCAGACCATCGGGGATTCGCTACAACCGAGGCATCCAAGATCGACTGTCCGATCCTGGGTCTTGAAGGCTAAGGGCCTGAATTTAACAGACGCCCCTATTCCGACTCCAAGACTAAAAACCCCAGAAGGCGGGTACCAGAAGGTACGCCCTGAGTCCCCGGGAATCCCACAAGGTGACCTAGACCAGATCCGCCATCTTTCCCCCCTGGCTCGCGGCTATCGTTCACGGATGGCTTCGACGTCAGCTCCCGCCGTTGCAAACCAGCGTCTAACAGACCTATGCAAGCGGCTCCACCAAAATAACGTCTCGGTTCGTGAACTGGCCGAAGCAGCGGGCGTCACCTATCGCGCTATGTATAAGCGCCTCTTTCTATAAAATCCAACTTGACAAACAGTAGACGCCCCTACTAATCTGTACCCCACAACTAAATAAGACCAAGTACTAACGCAAGGAAAGGTAGGTCGATGTTAGAGAAACTAAGCAAAAAGCAAAAGGATGGGTTCTATACCATTCTCATTTTGACTGGACTATTTGTGTCTGGTTCAACTCCGATGTACGACGTGAACTCGTCTTCAGCGGAGGCAGCCGGTTCGATGTTTGCGCCAATAATAAAGCCTCAACCACTCGAGCAGACAAACAGGGTCCCGCTTCAGCGGGAAGCTGACATACTTGTCCAAATCCCAAACATTGGGAGACTAACAAACAAAATTGACGAGCTAGAGTCAACTGTTGAAGCTAAAGAGTTCACCATCACTGCGATGAAAGAACAAAAAGAAATTGAACTTGCTCAACAGCGGGAAATCTATGTTTCTATGGACCAGGCCCTCATCGAGCTGTCCGAGTATGTAGGAAAAACCCCGTGGGGGTTCGGCGGAGACGACCCCAAACGCTGGGATTGCTCTGGACTTACGATGTGGTTCTACAAAACTTACCGAGGTATAGACCTAGAGCACTCTGCCACCAAACAGATGCGCGGAGGCATTAAAGTAGACGCCCCTATTCCAGGTGACCTAGTTGCTTTCAAGTACGGACGTAACAAAGATGCTTTCCACATCGGTGTGTACATGGGTGGCGGTATGTTTATCCACTCCAAGAACTCCAGAGCCGATACGGTATTGGAGCGCGTCGAGGATTTTGCCTCTAAAAATATTACGGTTGTGTATATCCGCTACTAGTGCTAAGCTGAAGCCATGGAACTTCAAACATTCATTTCATGGCTCGGATACAGTGCCATCGTTTTAATAATCGCCGGACCGGTTTTAGTACGCCTGGTCCGAAACATTGCGGTCGGACTAAAACTCCGTAGACGCCGCAAAGCCACACCCGGACCCCTCCTCGGAGTTGTCTACCCTCAAACGACAAAGAAAGACAAAAAGTGAAACTTTATCTATTCCTACGATCCATCGTATGGACCTCGGTTTTTTCTATCCTGCTAGTAGTTGCGTCCATCGTTTTGGCTGCACTAGCAGCGCCGCTTCCGTTAGTTGTGGCGTCTGCTATTAGTTCTATCGCGCTCGCTGTCTTGAGCACAAAAACGAGCTAGTAATGCTGCTTGAAATTATTTTTATAGTTTTAGGAATTTTAATCTTTTTATGGTTGACAATATCTGTCTTTACAGTTATTGTTACTCTGATTGGTTCGCCGGCAGATATGCATGACGTATTGATTGATGACACAAAAGGAAATGATGCAACTAAAAGTAAAAAATTACGATGACCTAAGGGACTCACTGGCAACCAGCGGTTTGTTTGATATGACAGACTGCGTTGTCGAAATTAGATGTCCCATGGACTCGGATGTAAATGAGATCAAAAGAATGACTAACCTCATTGAATCTATGGTTCATGTAACCGATGTTCAGGTTGCGTCAACTTATGAAGATTTGGCTACAAGTGATTACACAATCACCCTGACTGAAGATACTCAAAAGTTTAAAAGAAAATTTACGACAAGAAAGTAGAGAGATGACGACCGTGAGTGACGAACAAAAATACATCAAGAAGAATCAGCGTTTACCAGAATCAATTCGCAAGGCATTCAAGAAAGCCGCCGACAATACCGAACGCGACTACTTGATTAAGCAGCTGGTTGATGCCAACTGGACCTACGAAGCCATCTCTAATGCATCCGGTCTTACCCGAGAGCGGATCCGTCAGATTGCTAACGCTAACGAAGCGCTAGCTAAGGAGTTTTCTTTCGACCTTGGGGTGGAAATTCCAGAACCTCCAAAAAAGGAAGAGCGCCCGAAGCGCGAGTACGTTGAGCCGTCTCCAGAGACGCTAGCCCGACTACTTGAGCTGCAGCCTTACGCCCAGCAGGTTCGAGCCAATGGCAAGAAATACCGCGAAGAGGCAGAGGAATACACGCGCCTACTGAACCACGCTCATAAGGTTGAAGGAGTAACTCTTTACCGCTTAGCAAAGCGCCTGGGAATTACTAACGGCGCTATTCGGTTCCGTTTAGTTAGATATGGATATCTCAAGGCTAAAACCGCGAAATCCAAGGTTTATAACCCAGTTATCAAGCAGAACAGGGCTATCTAAAATTAGGAGCTTTCAAGATCATTTTGATCGATCCGAAATTCAGGAGAGCTTCGCTATGCTGGTAGCAGCTCGTGTAAATCAGATTCTTGCCGGTGAAGCCAAGCCTTTACAGTTTGACAAAATTGGCGGAGTCTACTACACAACAGAACAAGAAAATTTAATGTTTGCAGACACAATTGCTAGAGCAGTCTGCGCAAATCTAGAAACAGGAGAGGAAAAGTAGTGAGCAACTACAACGTAAATGACAGCACTGCAAAGTGCCCGGTTCCGCACGGAACTGCAGGTGGAGCTAGTGCATCACTTGGCACCACAAACAATGATTGGTGGCCAAATCAGATTAGCCTAGAGCCGCTACTTCATCACAACCCAAAGAGCGATCCAATGGATCCTGACTTTGACTATGTTGCAGAGTTTAAAACTCTAGACCTGAGTGAAGTTAAGGCTGACATCACTGAGGTTATGACTAACTCTCAGGACTGGTGGCCAGCAGACTACGGTCACTACGGACCGCTATTCATTCGTATGGCATGGCACGCTGCGGGAACCTATCGTGTTTCTGACGGACGTGGTGGCGGTGGAGAAGGACTACAGCGTTTTGCTCCACTTAACTCATGGCCAGACAACGTAAACCTAGACAAGGCTCGCCGCTTATTGTGGCCAGTCAAGAAGAAGTATGGACGCAAGCTCAGCTGGGCAGACCTAATGATTCTTGCAGGTAACGTTGCACTCGAAGACATGGGATTCCCGACCTTCGGTTTTGCTGGTGGACGTGCAGACGTCTGGGAGCCAGACAACACTTACTGGGGCAACGAGACTGAGTGGCTAGCCAACAAGCGTTACGACGCAAGCCGCGATGCAGAAACTTTAGAGGACCCACTAGCTGCTGTGCAGATGGGACTTATCTACGTAAACCCAGAGGGACCAGATGGCAACCCCGACTTCAAGCTAGCTGCTGCAGACATTCGTACCACATTCGGCCGTATGGCAATGAATGACGAAGAGACTGTTGCACTTATCGCTGGTGGACACGCGTTTGGTAAGACTCACGGTGCTGGTGATGCATCGCAAGTTGGACCAGAGCCAGAGGCAGTTGATGATCTAGCTGCAGTTGGTCTTGGTTGGAAGAACTCACAGGGCAAGGGACACTCGGAAGACACAATCTCTTCTGGTCTCGAAGTTACTTGGACTCCTAACCCAACTCGCTGGGACAACGACTACCTACGCTTGATTTACAAGTACGAGTGGGAGCAGACTAAGTCTCCAGCTGGTGCGACCCAGTGGGTTCCAGTAGGTGAGGTAGACGCCGAGGACATGGTTCCTCACGCTCACCTAATCGGCAAGAAGGAAAAGCCAAAGATGCTAACCACTGACCTTGCTCTCCGTTTCGGAGATGAGGAGTATGACCGCATCTCTCGCAAGTTCCTAGAGGACTTTGATTATTTCACTGACGTGTTTGCACGTGCATGGTTCAAGCTCACCCACCGTGACATGGGACCACGCGCACGCTATCACGGACCAGAAGTTCCAGCTGAAGTTCTAATCTGGCAGGATCCAATTCCTGCTGGTGTAGTTCCGTCTGAAGAAAACTTAGATCGCCTAGCAGAATTGCTTGACGACTCCGGACTAACTATTGCAGATGTTGTAACTGTTGCATGGGCGTCTGCTTCTACCTACCGCAACACCGACAAGCGCGGTGGAGCAAACGGTGCTCGACTATTCCTAGAGCCACAGCGTTCTTGGCCAGTTAACCACGGCCTCGAGGACATTCTACAATCTCTCGAGCAGGTTAAAGAAGACTTGGCTGCAGAGGGAATCAACATTTCACTTGCAGACATTACGGTTTACGCTGGAAACATGGGAGTTGAAGCTTCAGCTGCCGAAGCCGGAATTCCAATTTCTGTAGAGTTCAAGGGCGGTCGCGGAGACGCAACTCAAGAGCAGACAGACGTTGAATCCTTCAATCACCTCTACCCCGTTGCAGATGCATTCCGCAACTGGTCCCACAAGAAGTATGCTGACTCACTTGATCGCTTGCTGATTGACAAGGCAACCCTGCTCGGACTGACTCCCCCAGAAATGGTTGCTTTGTACGGAGGTCTTCGTGTTCTAGGCGTATCTACTGAAGATCGCGGTGTGCTAACTAACACTCCTGGCGTACTAACCAATGATTTCTTTGTCAATATTCTTGACATGAACATTCAGTGGAAGCCGATCGAAAACAATCTATACGAAGGTCGTGACAGAAGAACTCAGGATCTTGAATGGATTGCATCTAGAGCAGATCTAGTGTTTGCATCGAACTCGGTTCTGCGAGCCTACGCGGAGGTTTATGCCTCGGACGATGGCAAGGAAAAGTTAGTTATCGACTTCATTGCCGCTTGGGAAAAAGTAATGAATAACGATAGGTTCGACCTACTCTAAATCAAACTAAAGGAAAGCCCCTGCTTCGGCAGGGGTTTTTCTTATGTTAGAATATTTATCCAAACCACTAAGGAGAACCTTGCTTTCGCAACTAGTAAGAGAGTCCTCTAAGGAAGTACACCTAGAGGCCGAGCGCAGTCCATTTATGGTTGCCCTTATGAAGGGCGATCTGCCCTCCGAGGCATACTTCGATTACATTGCTCAGCTTGCCCCTATCTATGAAGCTTTAGAAAAATGGGAAGGAAAGCTGCCATTTTTTGACAGACGCCTCGACCGTTTCGAGCGCATCATTGCAGATCTTGAGTACATCGGTACCAGGATTGTTCTCAACGAAACTATTGCTTACGTTAAGCACATCAAGAAGATTATCAAGCTCAAGGACGAGGTTCGTCTAGTTGCTCACCACTACACCCGCTACCTCGGAGACCTTTCCGGCGGACAGGCAATAGGTGCGCTTGTTGCACGTAACCTTTCGATTCCACCAAACTTCTTATCCTTCTATGACTTCGACGACATCGGGGATCGCGTTCGTTACAAAGAAACTTACCGAGAAAACCTAGACACCCTAATTGACCCTAAGGACTACGACCGATTTATTCAGGAAGTAATCCTGGCCTTTGAGTACAACAAAAAGATTTTTTACGCTCTGGGCGAACAGTGGTTGAAAAACTAAAAACTTTGTGCTAATCTGATACCAACAGCAATCCGACGGGAGAGCTGGAGTGTGGCTGAATAACCCGAAAGCTATATGGGCGGGTAAGGCACAGGCGGTCCTTAGCGGGACAGTTAGCTACTAAACGTCTGGTGGGCTCAAAAGCGGATCTTACAGAGACCGTAATAGCTAGGCCCTGGTGGTAAAAGGCAATCCATCTTCTCACTCTTAACACCCCTGCAGAAATGTAGGGGTGTTATACTTTTTCTGTGCCCGAACTAAATGCAAACATCCCACCAATTGAAGCCTACGTACGAGGCAACTATCTTCGTGACCAGCAGGATTCTCACGATAAATACTTTCCAGTAACTATTTTCGGCGTTGCTAGCATTCAGGGCAGATCTCCACTATTTCACTTCCTTATGGAAGATGGCGGACTGTGGTGGCGTATGCCAATTTCCGCTTTTTGTTCCGAGCCCGGGGTTCCAGAAGTAGATATTCATAATCTGGTCCTATGGAACTCGTTCAGTCCATACATCGCAGTGACTCAGTTTCAAAACATGGTCAACATGAAGATGCAATACATCGACCGTGACAAAAATAAAATCCTAGGCAAGTATTTATTTACGTTGGACTGGCACACACCCGAGTGGAACATTCTTGACTCTGGCTACTCTGAGAACCCAGACCAACACAAGTGCGGCCACGTAATCCTTCGTGATGACGGCAACTTTGCTATCCAACCAAATAATCGAGTTCTTCTGTTCGAGCCCTCTATGGTCACCAAGCCTGGAGAGCGTCTAATAGATCGCTTAGTAAACACCAGAAAATGGGACGTAGAAGACGCGTCTAAGTGGACAACCGAGGACTCCAACAACTATAATTACGACATCGTAAAAACTTCTAAGGAGAAAAATGGGAAAAAATAAGAAGGCTGCTCCAGCTGCTGTAAAGACAACAACTGACCGCAAGAACGGCAAAGCTTCAAAGAAGCGCCCAAAAGTGTTTGATGCTGTTAAGCGCAGACTAGTCACACTCAAGAAATAGTAAATTGACTGCGCCAAAGAAAATAGCGTGGATTACTCCCACTAACGGACGAAAAGATCTACTACTAGCAGCGCGACAGTCTTGGTACGACAATATTGTTGGAAAAATTGAAAAAGAGATAATTGTTGATGATTCCGGAAACCAGGAGTATCACGACTGGCTAAAAACAGAATACCCCTCGGCGGCAGTTGTTCGCTACTCCGATAAAAATTTGGGTTACACAACTACCATGCAAAACTGCTTTGATCAAGCTATTTTGTCTGGCTGCGACTATGTTTTACATACCGAAGATGATTTTGTTCTAAAATCAAAACTAGATATAAATCTTATTGCAGAGATACTCGACAACAACGAGGATCTGGCTCAAATTGTTTTTAAACGAAGCCCGGTCTACCAATGGGAACACCTAGGCACCGATCTAATAGATTCAATTAGAAAAAGGGGTTATCCGATAGAATATAGAGAAGATAAAAACACTATCGCTGTAAACTCTTTTTATTGGTCGGCTAACCCAAACATCTATCCGATTAAGGTTGCTCGGGTTGGGTGGCCAGCAGAGAGTCAATCGGAGATTGCGTTCTCTAAAAAAGTTTTTGCTCTTGGATATAAATCATCCTATCTAGGAACAGAAAATGACGAGCCTATAACCGATCACATCGGTCACTATAGACTCGGGTTCGGCCACTAACAAAGGATCAGGATGCCAGGTTCAGATAGCGCTAATAACAGCTGGGTTATGCAAAAGCTAAAGGAAATTGAACCAAAAAGAATTCTTGACGTGGGGGCTGGAAACGGCAACTTTGGTCAAAGGGTAAAAAGCGTTTTTGGTGGCTCGGTTGTTATCGATGCAATTGAAGCCTGGGAGCCTTACATTGCTCAATTCAATTTACAAAACAAGTACAACAATGTCTTTAACCAGGACGCAAGACTCTGGGATGACTTTGCATACGACTTAGTAGTTTTTGGCGATGTTTTAGAGCACATGCCGGAAGCCGAAGCCAAAGAACTCTGGGCAAAGACAGCTAGCGCGGCGAAGTACGCAATCATCACTATTCCAATCATTCACTACCCGCAGGGTGCAGAGTTTGGAAATCCATTTGAGATTCACCACGAAGAAGATTGGAATACAGCTAGAATTTTAGAAGCTTTTCCTGGTATCATAGATCACAAAGAGTTTCCAATCACTGGCGCTTACTTTGCCAAGTTTGAGAACTAACATTCCTCTCTAGCTCAATGGCAGAGCAACGAGCTGTTAACTCGTAGGTTCGTGGTTCGAGTCCACGGAGGGGAGCGGAGGACTATGTTTTTAGTTAGTGATGAACTTGTTGGCTCAGAATTTAGCCAACAAATAAAATCTTTGGTTTTTGGTTTTCAAGAGCCAATTAATTGGCAATACAGTGATATGACTAATCGTATGTACGATGATGATCCAATCTCTATAAAAACTAACCAAGTAAAAGAAACTTTCTATTTTTCTGGGTACATTGAACCAACTGCTCGGCTATATGAAATTGTTTTATCTTTTCTAGAAAAAGAGCTGAGCCAGCACGGGGTTTCTATCGGAGAAATCTTTATGTTTAGAGCAAACATTTTTACTAGAAAAGATTACTCATACTCCGGGATCCATCACACCATCCACGTCGACAATACCTCTGATGACTACATGTCATTTCTTTACTACATCGAAGATTCCGATGGAGACACAAGATTTTTCAATGAAAAATATTCCCCCTCTATGAATAGCACCCTACTGAGCGAGAAGCAGTCTGTATCGCCCTCGGGTGGACGCTATGTTCTATTTGACTCTAACTACTACCACGCTTCGGCTTCTCCCGTGAATCATGATGCTAGATCTGTTTTGAATGTCATTTTTAAGGTAGCCTAGGTTCATAGTGCTATACTTTTGCTATGGACAAAGATAAGAAAAAACTCCCCAAGGGGAAGTCTGAAAGAAAAACTCCTATTCAACAGAATGGACCTAAATTTCAGATGAAAACTCAAAGGGGAGTAAATCCAAGTACAACAAGACGCGGCAGCGCTCGCGGAAGATAACTAAATAAGGGCCTGACTGGTTTCGACGGTGAGTCTGAAATTGGTGAAGCGTGCAGAGAATCCTGTAACTCTTGAATCGGGAACAAAAAATATAAACGGCACACAGTCCGCATTCGCACTAGCTGCTTAGCAGTGCACCTCCGGCAGCAGTAGTTCTAACTGAGCACCGCAGGTTTTAAATAAATAGAACAACCAAAGTCTCTCCCACAAGACTTTAAAGAGTGGTAACGACTTAGATCTTTTGGCAGATCGATATCTAAGCCGTATTGGATCTGCCTACGCACGTAGAAGAACAATGAATTGCTTATCGGACGCGGGTTCAATTCCCGCCAGGTCCACAATTGATGTACACTAGTACCCTATGGGTAAAAGCATTATGGAACAGCTCGCTCTCCTTCCAGAGGAAGAGCGTCTAGAAATCCTCGCTGGGATGGACCCCGATTCCTTGGTTTGGGATTGGTCAGTCTGGGCGCGTCCAGAGCAGAAAGCCCCTGAAGGCGATTGGAACGTCTGGCTGGTTATGGCTGGTCGTGGTTTTGGTAAGACCCGTCTAGCATCCGAGTGGGTGCGCGAACAAGCTAAGTACACCAAAGATGGCCAGCGTCGCTTTGCCCTCGCTGCTCGTACTGCAGCTGACGTTCGTGACGTTATTGTTGAAGGTGAATCTGGAATTATTGCTGTTTCTCCTCCGTCAGAGAAGCCACACTACGAGCCTTCGAAGCGACGCCTAACCTGGCCAAACGGAAATACTGCCACTCTTTTTACTGCTGATGAGCCCGACTCGCTTCGTGGTCCTCAGTTCACCCACGCATGGGGCGATGAGATTGCAGCTTGGCGTCAGACTCCAGATGCCGCAGGTATGACCGCGTTTGACAACCTTCGCGTTGGTACGCGTCTTGGCAAGAACCCGCAGATTGTTTGTACCACCACGCCAAAGCGCGTACCGCTACTTTACAAACTAATTGAAGAGTCACGCACTGATCGTCCTGGTGGCTCAAAAGTTGTAATCACTAAGGGATCTACGCTGGACAATGCTGGAAACCTTTCGCAGGCTTACTTAGACACAATTACTGGCGTTTACGAGGGAACTACCCTTGCTCGCCAAGAGCTTTATGGAGAGATGCTCGACGACATCGAAGGAGCACTTTGGAATGAAGAGATGGTTGAATCAGCTAGAGAAATGGTTTACCCTCCAAGCACTCCGCTTCGTATTATCGGCGTGGACCCTTCGGTTGCTGAGAATCCCCGCGACGAATGCGGTATTGTTGTCTGCGCTGCGACTGCAGAACATGACCTCTATAAGCGCAATGCTTGGGTTCTTGAAGACGCTACAGTTCATGGTTCCCCAGACACCTGGGCCCGTAGGGTTGTGGAAATGGCTCGTAAGTGGGGTTGTCCCGTCGTTGCCGAGGTTAATCAGGGTGGCGCTCTCGTACGAAATGCCATCAATGCGATTGACCCAACTGTTAAGGTCCTCGAAGTACACTCTAAATACGGTAAAGCCCTCAGAGCAGAGCCAGTAGTTTTGTCTTATGAGCAAAAAAGAGTCCATCACGTCGGCTATTTGCAAGATCTAGAGTCTCAGATGTATTCTTGGATCCCGGAAAGCGCTTCTAAGTCACCTGACCGCGTCGACGCACTAGTTCACGCCCTCACTGCGCTTCTAATTAAGCCACCACCTGGCTTCTCGGGTGGAAAAATTCGTGCAAAGAGCTTCGCTGATCGAAAACTAGGCGTAACTAACCCAAATACTCGCCCTCTAGGCAAAATTTTTAGGGTAAGATAGTGAAAATACTTCTGGATAGGTTCCCTTGCCATTTGGCAGCCGTTGGACCAGGCAAAATTGATGATGTAACCACCATGCGGAGCTTCGAACCTACCCCAGGAACTACTTATCTAGAGATAACAAGGGTGGTAATTACTGATGAAGTCATTGTTGTGGCCAAGGACTCCCCGCAAGGGCCGCAAATCGTTTTTCGAGAAGCATATGAGACGTACATCCCGTCTGACGACCCTAAAACGGATTCTTGGGTTGTAACTCAGAGCGGAAAGATGCTAGCATTCAAGAAAGACACGGGTTGCGGATGCGGCTCCAGGCTCAGAGGCTGGAATCCATACAAGACCCTGACTTCAAGTAAGGATTGATATGGAAATTACTGCAATAAATTTTGTTATTTTGGCTCTTGGTGCCTATAGGCTAACGCATTTGATCACAACTGACGCGATTGCGGACGGATTTAGACAAAAAGTTTGGTCTAAGTTCCCGCCTAACACAAAAATTGGATATTTGATAACTTGCAACTGGTGCACAGGTTTTTGGGTCTCGTTAGCATTTGTTGTCGGTATTTCAATTTTACCCCAACTAACCTTTGTGGTATCATTAGTCTTGGCTATTTCCGCAGCGATTGGGCTAATCTCAGCCTGGATTGAAAACAAGTAGGTAGGAGCCAACTTTGGCTATTTTTAAAAAGCAACCCTCGAAGCAGCGTGAGACTAGACCTGCTGTAACTGCATCTGCACCGAAGAATGCTACTCGGGTTGCGCCTGGTGTTTCAATTGACTCTTTCGGCATCGTCTATGCCGAGCCTCAGGTTTTTAATGCTCCTCGTCCATTAACTGCAGCCGCTGCTCAGGTTAATCTGCAGGATAAAGGTGAAGCCGAGCTATTTAAAGCTCGTCGGCAGTCAGCTTCTACTTCTTGGCAGACAGAAGCTTGGGAATACTATGACTCAATCGGTGAAATTAAGTACGCGTTTAATTTAGTAGCGTCTGTTGTGTCTCGTATTCGTCTTTACGTTGCCGGAATCAATAGCGCAAGTGAAACTCCAGCGCCAGTAGAGATTTCAGAAAAAATTGACGATAAGTTGGCTCAGGCGGCCCAGCGTGCACTCGACAGACTTAGCTCTGCGTTCGGTGGACAGTCTGGACTACTAAAAGATGCTGCACTAAACCTTCAGGTTACTGGTGAATGCTATTTGGTTCAGCTACCAGAGCGAGTTGGGTCTCAAATTCCAGAGTCGTGGGACGTACGTTCAGTCGACGAACTGCAAATTGACCAGCGCGGTAACTACATCATTAACCCACGTCGTGAAGTTGGTGGCGGAACGGCGTCTATGCTTTCACAAGGAAATAGAGAAGCAATCGTATTGCCAGCTAAGGCATTTGTTGGTCGTATCTGGCGCTCACATCCTCGCTACACTCAGGAAGCTGACTCTAGTCTCCGTGGTCTACTAGATCTCTGCGCTGAGCTTCTACTTCTAAACCGCACCTTCCGTGCAACTGCCCGTTCACGCCTCAACGCTGGTGCACTTTATCTTCCGGACGGCCTCAGTGTTGCGGCTGCTCCGGATCCTGACTATCCTTACGACGAAAATGGGGAGTACAACCAACAGTACAACCCAGAGGAAGCCGCCGACGAGTTTGAAGACCAACTAATCGACGCGATGACCACTCCGATTAAGGACGAGGACTCTGCGAGCGCCGTTGTTCCGTTAATCATTCGTGGTCCTGCAGAACTTGGTGACAAGATCAAGCAGTTTAAGTTCGAGCGTTCCTTCGACCCAGCTCTTGCACAGCGTGCAGACCGAGTACTAGAGCGCATCATGCAGGGTCTAGATGTTCCAAAGGACGTTGTAACAGGACTTGCTAACGTTAAGTACTCCAACGCACTTCAGATTGATGAGGCCCTCTACAAGGCACACATCGAGCCTCTGATGCTACTTATCGTTGACGCACTGACTGTTATGTACTTGCGTCCATATCTAGTTGCAAATGGATATACTCCAGAAGAAGTCAAAAACATCTGCATTTGGTATGACCCATCTCAGGTTGCTACTCGCAACGACCGTGCAGCAGATGCTGACTCTGGATTCGACAAGATGGCAGTTTCCTACAACACATGGAGACGCGCTCACGGATTCTCGGAGTCGGATGCGCCAACTCCGGAAGAACTTGCTCTAAGAATTGTTTTGGAGAAGGGAATGATTACTCCAGAACTAACTAGTGGACTTCTTACCGCAGTGGCCCCGGAAGTTATGAATCAAGCTCGTGATCTTTCTCAGGCTGCTAATCCAGCTCCGATTCCCCCAGAAATCGATCAGCTATTGAGTGGGGAACCAGCAGCAGAACCAACTGAACCAGCAGAGACTCCAGCCGAAGCTCCAATTACTCCAGCCGAAGCTACGCCACCGCTAGCAGAACCAGAGGTCTAACATGCACGACAAGAATCCACAAATGGCAGCAAAGCTCGCTGAGCTGCTCGCTGACACAGTTAAAGCAAGATTTATTTATCAGGGCTACCACTGGAATGTAATTGGTCCAGACTTTGGTGAATATCACGACTTCTACAAAAAGCTCTACGAAGATCTCGACTCAACAATCGATGAGGTTGGAGAGAACATTCTTAAGTCTGGCTTCCCGGCTCCATATCTTTTGACAGACTTTGTTGAGCTGTCTCCAATCTCTGAGGACAGACTAGATGGAACTTCTCAGCAGTTTCTATTGCAATCTGCGCTTCGAGTCAACGCTGCTCTAATTTCTAGACTGTATGAAGCTTCTCAGTTGGCCGAAGAGTGCAATGAATGGGGCTTGATGGACTTTCTAGCAAAAAGAATTGACATGCACAAGAAGTGGGCATGGCAAATTAAGGCATATCTAGGGGTCCGCTAATGGGGTACAAGGATGAAGTATTAGGAGTTTCGACCGAGCTTTCTGGCGGATACGGTGCTCCAGCAGAACCAATTTCTACCAAGTCTAGAGGCGATGAGTCTTATGAAGATTTTCTAGACTTCGACGAAATTGATTCGCTTTTGCTCTCCGAGATTATCGACGAGGAAATCGAGCTTTTCGCAGCTGAGGGAGGCGACCCTTGCTGGGAGGGTTACGTCCAAGTTGGCATGAAGGAAAAAGACGGCAAGATGGTGCCCAATTGCGTGCCTGCTGCTGAAGCCGCTATTTATGCTACTGCCGGCTCAAAGCCTGCCCCAAAGAAAGACCAGATTAAGGGATCCAAGAAAAACAAAAAAGGCTCTGCCGCTACTGGAAAGGGAGTTAATTTTACAGCCGCAATTATTTCGGCTCTAGAGAAAAAAGTTGAGACCCACAACAAGAATGCTAAAGATGGAAGAAGAGCAACTCTAACTACTCTGAAGGCGGTTTACCGTCGAGGTGCGGGGGCATTCTCCACTTCTCACCGTCCAGACCAAAACCGTAATTCATGGGCGATGGCTAGAGTTAATGCATATTTGCATTTGTTAAAGACTGGTAAGCCCAAAAACCCAAAGTACACAACCGATAACGACTTGCTTCCCAAGTCTCACCCCAAATCTACTCGATAATAAAAGAATAAGATAAAATTTAACTAGATTTTGTCTGACTGGCACTTTAGGAAAGGTTCCAAGTGGAACAACGACTCGCGGCTCTCTTTGCCTCTGTAGGAAACGCACTAGACTCCAAGACTTATACCTATTCGGATTCTGACTATCTAGTCCGAAAACTGCTGGTTAAGTTCTTAGAAGACGAGAATGCTTTAGTAGCTTCTGCACGCCACATTCCTGACCCAGAGCAGGTAGTCGAGTCAATTCTTAACTACGTTATTTCCACCGAGTTTACTAATGATGATCCAGCCTCGTGGTATCGCAAGGCTATGGCTATTACTGTCGAGTTTGCCGACTTTGCGCACAGAAATGACATGAGCGAAGACTCTGCTCGTTATGCTGCACTTTTGCCAGATGGCCACCCAAGAGTTAAGCGAGTCCTTCCAGTAACTGCGTCTGCTGCAAGAAATGCACTAGCTGATTGGATGGCTGCAGATCCTCGCCTAGACGCCGAAGCTGCGGAGCAAGTTCGCAAGCTTTACTCTCTAGATGATTCAGCAGATGACGTAGAAGCCGAATTCGAAACCCTAAAAGCAGAAGCACTGGTTGCAGCTGGCAGAATGCCAGAAGAGCTACTTCCAATAGTTGCAGCGTTTAATCTTTCGTTTGCTCAGCGTTCTGCTATCTCTAAGGCACTTGCTGCTGTTCGCCGTCGCGACCGTAAGGGTAGATTCGCTCGAGAGTTTGGACGTCTAAAACTTTTCTTCAAGAGCAGAGGACAGTTCTTTTCTAGCAGCCCAAGAATTGTTGGACCTGGCCGCGGTGAAAATACTTACCAAGTAGAATCCAAGGGCGACCCAAACATTCCAGACGGTATCTACGAAGTTGATGCAGCTCTTGGTGAAAACATCAAAGCATATCTACCAAAGAGTGCAGTAAAGGGACTAGCTGGCCGCAAGGAAGTTGTTGCAGAGGATGACAAGCGCTTTGCAATCGAACTAGATGACTTCCTAAAGACTAAGCAGGACGCCCCCAATAACTGGACTAAGTCTGGAAATAAGTTCACCACCAAAGACGGCAAGTTTACTGCAACCAAGATTGACTCTAACGACGCACAAAAGTTTATAGACAAGGCTAAAGAGCGTGGCGACGAGCCAATTATTTCTGGTAGCGGAGCTGGTGACGCATTTGACCCAGCAGATCCAGATTCATTCTTAATTACCGACAACAAGGGCCGCACTAAGGGTGTGGCTCAAGACTGGGCAGGTGTTCAAGAAGTTTCTATTGCTAGCGGAGCTGATTTCGGTGACATGCCAGAAGCCGGTGGCAACCCAGAAGTTGGAATAGAACCCGAGCCAGAGGCAATCTCCACGGATTCGGGCGCTCTAGACAAGTCAAAACTTTCACCAAGCCTTATTGGTGAGGGCTATAACTTTTCTAAAGATGGCGACAACTCTTGGCGCAAAGATGGCCACGGTCCGGACGGAGAAACCTATACGGTTGAGCAGGGCGCAAACGGTAAATGGATCGTCGGTGAAATTACTGGCTCTGACCCATTTGCTGAAAGCCGGGATCTAGAAGTATTTGATAACGCTCTAGAAGCTTTCGAATACGCCAACGATTTAGGTCGACGCCCTTCAGACTTTGACGAGGACTGGGTAAACGATCTTATCGCCGAGCAAGAAGTCGGTCCAGACCTAGGGCAAGACCAACCGGAAGTTGATTCTCGCATAAAAATTGATCCAAGCAACCTTTCACCAGAGCTGCAAGAAAAATATCAAGAAACTTTTGACAAGTTTGACCAAGCTATTTTTAGCAATGACCGCCAGGGCATAGCCGACATGCTATCAAAAGCAGCGCTGGATAATGATATGCCAGATGAAGTTTATAGCGTACTATCCGAGGCTAGAGACTGGGTAGCCAACAGAAATGCTGTAATAGAAAACGCTCTCTCTAGAGCATCTCGCGAAGATTTAGAAAATCTGCTTGAAGATCCAGAGTTTGCTGGTTGGAGAGATCGACTAGAGTCAGCAATGATTGAGCTAGCCCCATTTGGACAAGATGGATATGACTATGACCTCGATCAAGACACCGCTCCAGCTCTCTCTGAGAAGCAGTCAGAGCCAGCTACTGGAAAACAATATGCAATGCTTAGCGAATTCCTCGAGGAGCGCAATCTAGATCCAGCCACTGAGCAAGCTCTAGCAGATGCAATTGAAAACAAGAACCTAAACAAGGCTCAGGCTAGTGCTTTAATTGGCCTTAGCCGCGCCGCTGATTTCAAGGAGGGCGTCGATCCTAGCAAGCCAAGCGAGCGTATGCTTAATTCTCTACAGGGGTATCTATCCACTAAAGACCTCACCCCTAGCGAAATCAATGACACCCTAAAGTCACTAGAAGCAGATAGCTCCCGCGACAACGTTGAAGCTCTGCTTAACAAACTTCGTCGCAAGAAGGACAAGCCAGCAGACTTAAACCAGGGAACCGGAAGTCTACGAAAGATAACCGACGACACCTATGAATGGTCAGATGCATACAATTACGTAGATGTTATGAAAACCCCAAACGGATGGGAAGTTTTCTACACCAACCCGGACCTGAATGATAGAGGCGGCCAAACTAGCCACTCTCAAGCATTTAAGTCAGAGGAAGAGGCTCTAGCTTTTGCAGAGGAATTGGTAAAGCAGAACCAAGAAGGCAAAGACTATGACAGAGCAGCTGATGATCTAGCTGCCTCGGTGGACCTTGACCAGGATCAACCAACCAAACCATCTCTAGAAGAAGCGGCTACCGACAAACAGTACAGCTTCCTAGAGTCTCTACTAAACGGCAAAAAGATTGACGATCCTAACCTAGAAGCTGCGGCTCGCACCGCAGTTCGTGACAAGAATCTAACTAAGGGTGAAGTAGGCGCGTTTATCGGAGCACTACGCAATCTTCCAGACCGTCCAAATGTTCGTCGTGAGCCAACTGCTAAGCAGGTAGCTTCTATCAAGCGCGGCATCATCGAGCGTGACTTTACTCCAGAGCAAATCAAGGAGATTGAAGACAGACTAAGTTCTGGCGTTTCTTTTGAAGAGGCCTCGGAAATTATTGACGACATTAAGAAGCGTCCAGTAACTGCCCAGGGCATGAATGACCTTCTAGATAGCTTGGCTAGAAACCAAGATGTTGACACTCTTCGTTATTTGCTAGATAAGCCAGAGTACGCAGAATATCGAACTGATATCAAAGACACCCTACGCCAGATTGCTATAGACACCGAGGATCCAAATCTTCAGGAGTTTATTGATGGCCGCGAGGAGCCAGACCTAGACCAGGATCAGCCAACTAGATCTGTTGAAACCAAGGATTTAGCAGATCAAATTTCTAAGGAACTAGATGCTATTGACTTCTTCACCAAAAATGCGGCTTCAGAGGCATATGATAATTTCTTAAATTCAGATACTGCGTCTCTTGCTGGAAGCTGGATTCAAGATATTCGTGATTTCTCTGAAGAGCGAGACGTTCCTTCAGAGCTAGCTTCCAAATTGCAAGACTTGGCAAATCGGATGGAACAAGAGTTTATTGATAGGTTTGGTGTAGCGGATGCAGCCAGACACAGCAATGACAGCAGCCAAGATGTAATGTATTTAGATGATGTTGCTCTAACAGTTGAAACAGAACGTGAAATGTTCTTCGAAACTGATCCAGATAAAATTATGGATTTGATGCGCACAGAAGATACGTACGGTGACACCAGATCTGGTGGTGCAGAAATATTTGTCTACCAAGAAGAAGATGGCACCTACACTGCAATTGTTACCTATGACAGGGGTAGCGACGAGTTTACGTATGACGATAGGGATGACGCTCTGGCTGAAGCTGCCTCAGCTGCAGCTGACTATAACAGCGATGTTATGCCTAGCGAATACCGAGACGGAGAACTAGACGAACTTGTAGAAGAGGCAAAAAACGCTAAGTCTCCTGAAGATGCTTTAGACTTTGCTGACAGAATAGACGGCATTGCAGCGGCTCTTGAGAACAGTAGAGGTGATCTAGACGTAGCAAACTCTCTCAGGGAGTACGGCCAGCGCATGCGCGAGATGGCTGAAAAGCGTCAGGCTTTCTTAGAGTCACAGCTCCCTAACGAGCCAACCACCCCCGAGACTCAAGAGGAGATGGCCGCAGACCCAGACCTAAATCCTGCTGGGTATGCTAAGTCTGTAGCTGACGACTTCGCTGAACAGTTTTTAGAGTCCGAAGAGTTTGACGGACCAACTAGTGGAGATGGCCGCCC